GAACAGACCATCGCACAGAATGTCCTGCCCCTCTGGACTGATCCAGGTGTTCTTGCCTTTGCCGCTTATGTATTCCTGCGGTAGTTTTTCTTTAGCTATTTTGAGAGCTTCGTCGAAGTCAGTATCGTGATACTCGGCGAACTCAGTTAGTTTTACTTTCATTAGTATCCTCCTTGTTGTTTTCTGGTGATCCCCATGTCGGATGATGCAAAGTAGTCCGGACCCATACCGCCATTTGACATTCGCAAATAACGAATGAGGTCAAAAAAGTCTTTGAGTGCTTCGTCAGATTTGCCGGCTGCATTGTAATTAATCATGCTCTCGATAAGATTCCCGCAGTCCTCATGCACGTAGCACCTCGGTCTGTTGGCAGGATCAAGGTCGTAGTTCGGATTATAGAAGAACCAATCGTCTAGGCTAGTGTTACCTATGCCCTCCTGCTGTCCGTCCGATGGCGTAAAGTTCATGCCGAAGTCATAGAAGGCCGTGAATAGATCTACGTTGTTCTCGTTCTCCTTGGCAAAGAACCTAGAGTCACCTATACGTTCCGTTACCTCGATGCCTAGTTCTTCTTCAATGTCTTTGAACAGTTCGCAGTACCTCTCTACGTCGTAGCCTATCTTATCCGCAGCTGGACCCTTGCGCCACTTGGGATCACCGAATAAAGCCCACTCACCGTAAGTATCCCTGTCTGGCCACTCCCTGCGTATGAAGATCTCTTCATCTTCGGACACCCCTGCCCATATTGCCACGTAATTCCTAGCGAATGCTGGGTCAACTACATGATACCAGGTCAGTGAGTCCTTGTCAGGGAAGGACATGCCGTATTTGTTTGGCTTGTTGCTAAGGACATTGACTTCTGGGCTGAAGTTCGGCAGCAATGAAGTCATTGACTTCGTAGGTAGTCCGTAGGCACGGACCATGATTGTATCACGGTTTGCATTCTTGAGGTCCTTGGCTATGCGGTCATAACCACCAAAAGGGTTCTCGTCGGAGTGCAGGTAAACAACACCAGCATCTCGCTCAGGGCTGTATTGAATTACTGGAACCTGTTCGCCATCCAGCAAGGACGCGGACTTAGTCTCTAGAGTCTCAGCTCCTTTGAGGTACTCCGCAACGAAGGGCGTGTACCCATCAATCGGCGTAAACCCCAACAGCATCTTACTATCTCTGGTCGCAAGACGAAAGCGCAGGGTGTTGACCAGCGCAGCATCTCCCAAGTATTCGTCCAGCCAGGCCCCAATATTTGTTCCAGTAGGGTTACGGAACCCGAACTCAAAACCTTCTAGGATTGTTTGGTTATTACTGAACTGCGTGTAAGTCTTGAAATCCACCCTGGTTCTGGTGTCCGGAAAGATAAAAGAACTGCCCGTGAACCCGTTCTGCATACTGTAGTTCACGTAACCATCGATACTCTTAGTCTTTCTGCGAAACTCCCTAGGCATCATCTCCCAGATAGCAGCCTGCTGAACCTTGATAGATGTGTCCGCATTCTGGCTGAAGCACACGACGTGTCCGTCCATGTTTTCGGTCACGGCTTCCATAACCATCTTAGCGCATCCCGTTGTCTTGCCGCTTCGGTTTCCGCCGAAGGTAATGACCTCGTCGTAGTCCTTCAAGGCGTTCCGCATCCGGCTCCAGCCTGTCAGCTCAAATCCATAACGCAGTGGATCCTCTCGTGCTGACTGAATCCTACCCTCATGAGCTTCGTGCAGTTCAACCAACAGCTTGGGATCTGCCTCACCTAGGATAACTATCTCTTCATCGGTAGGGGCTTCTAAGACGGGATGATTTGTGAACTCAATAGTCATTCTTCTTCCTCTAAATCCTCTGGGTCGTTTTCGAACTCCCACTCAAAGTTTATGTCGCCGTCAGTAATCTCTTTCTGCATTTCATTTACAAGCATCCTCCCTGCCGGCAGGTGGTTGTAGTCATAGAATAGTTCGCCCTGCTCGTTCATGACTATGAAGCAGTAGTTATCAAAATGCTCTCCTAGTATTCCTCGAACCTGATCATAGATCGGATCGTAGCTTGAATCCATGATTGATCTAGGCATCCTGCACCTCTGCCTCTATAGTTTTGGCTTCTTGTATCCTGGCCCTTGCAGCTTTGATGGTAGCCTCGTAGTCATCCTGCGTAAAGACCTTCCTGTCTTCCGTGATCTGTGTAGCTTCACCTCTAGCCGTCAAAGCCTCCCTACCTGCATTCGCCTTAGCTATGGATAGCTCCTTTAGGTCACGGAATGATACTTCGAAGTCCGGATCCCCCTCCAATCGGTCACGAACTTTCTCTATGAGGTCCTCTTCCAATGAGGACAGGTTCAAGTAGTTCCTGGCCGCTAGCCGGCCAGTTACCTCTCGGAACTTCCCTATGTGGTCCGCATAATCAGTTAGCACTGAGATCACAGTATCCCGATTGAACTTATACTTCCGGACCATCTTGGTTTGAGTCTCGCCCATGGCGTAGTGATAAAGTATCTCAGCCACCTTCCCCGGGTTTGCACGGCTAAGGCTATTGACCTTCATAGCCTCCTTCTCCTTGCTGACCTCCTGAATACTCTCAGATATACTAGCCATTAGGTCTAGTCGCATCTCTTCAGGGCTAGGATTTATTGCACTCATTATCTCTTTTGATAGGAAGTACTTAGATAAATGTCAAGATTTTATGCTTGACACGTATTTTTCGGCTACATAGAATCCGGATTCTCCGCTAGAACAAAGGATGATTAGAGCAGTAACCCTACTGAGTAGTACAGGGGGACGATCCGGATAGTAAGCCCCATGAAGCTTGTATTTTTTAGAGGGGCGTTGGATGATACATGTATCTAGCGG